TTAATCATCTTCTTCAATAAATTTTAGTTTTTGTTTATTATTGTCTTCATCCACGACATCTTCGCATATTTTAATCAATTGATTATCTTGATAATAAGAAACGTTATATTTATTATTATTATAAAATTTAAGCCTCGAATAACCTTTGCGTTTAAATACGGAAAAATCATCAAGTATATCAATACACAATGGTATATATTTTCTATCTTCAGGACGTTCTCTCAATATTCTTCCAATTGATTGTTGTATATCCGATATAGGAGAAGCAAAAATTAAAGTATTTAATGATGGTACATTAAAACCTTCTGATGCTAATTGATATGTTGCTAATATTATTTGTTTTTCTGAAGATATATTTAAATCTGTCTGTTTCATACCCCCGACATAATAACCATAGTCTTTATTTAAGATATTTTTATCTATTATATATTTTTCAATATCTTTTAATAAATTTCTGCGTTCGCTAAGAATTAAAATACGTCTATCAGGGTCTTTTTTTAGTAATGTTTCAATAACATTTATAATATATTCCGTTCTAGGGATGAAATTGCATATATTATTAATCATTCCAGCTATATTTTCCTTACCATTCCACATTTGTTTTATTGCTGAATATTCAATATTCGGTTCGTAATATTTATGTATTTGCACTTCTACTTCTGTGAAGTCCTTATTTTTCATTGTATATACAGAATTTCCAATGTAATGTTCAAAAACTTTTCGCATCCCATCTTTACGATTTAATGTTGCTGATAATCCTAAAAATATTGGTGTATTTAGTTTTCTGAAAGCTTTACAAAATACTTGTGCTCCTGTATGATGTACTTCGTCAATTATTACAAAACCTATATCTTTGAAAATATTTTCATCATAATCTCTCATAGCAAGTGATTGTAAAGAAGCTATAATAAAATCCTTATTTACTACATCTACTTTTTTCTGCTTAATTATACCTATTTTAGAATTTGGTGAAAATGTTTTAACGGTGTCAATAAATTGTTGATTGAGAAAATCTTTATGACTAATAAACATCGTTTTTTTCTTTAATTGACAAGCTATATATAAACTCATAATTGTTTTGCCAAAACCACATGGAACAGATATAATACCTCCCATTTTTAAGGGATTTTTAGCAGCTTCTAAAAACTTTTTAACAGGTTCGTTTTGATATTCCCTCAATTTACCTATAAATTCAACATTAATATCAGTACCTCCAGGTAGTTTTATAATTTCAGGTAAACCATATTTAGACAACCCATAATATCTAGGTATATATATCCTTTTATCAGTTTCTTTGTAAAGAATAATTTTACTATCTTCATCGCTTTTTTTATTACCCATATCAAAATTAATTTTAGGCATCAAAGTTAAATCCAATTTTATCTTTGCGATTTCTTCATTATCTAAAGAAGATTTTAATAAACTATAACCTTTCGACGTAAGCATTTAAAATATTATACTTTTATACATTAATATAATGTTATCATTTTTTTATATGAATTATAATAGAGTATATTAATAGATATAATATGATGATTATTGATTCATTGAGAATTTTAGCTACATCATTATTATTTATTGCAATGATGATTTATAAAATACCTCTGCAAAATATGTACAAAAACAGTTTAATTCAAATATATATAGCTATTTTTTGTTTGATTATATTAATATTTGTTGATAATATCACAGGTTTCATAATAACATTAACAGTATTAATCATATATTTTAGAGTTTATAGTATAGAAATTAAAAAAAAAAAAGAGTTTTATGAAAATGATAATATCAAAAAAGATAATAAAAATATATCAAATAAAAAATGTATAGATAATAAATGTTCATTAGATTATCCTGAAATGAAAAATAATGATAGTATTAAAAATGAAAGTATTAATAGTATAAAAATTAATACATGTGGATTACAACCTTATATTACACCAGAACATTTAATGGCCGTTCAAACAAATATATTAGATAATAATACATATAATGATGAAATTTCAGATGTTAATGTACTTCCAGATGAATATAAAAATCTCAATGTGTATAAATCACAAGGATTGAATACAGGAAATTACCATTTAAATGGTTATGATAATTATAATATAGAATATGGAACTCTTGATTTTAAAAATCTCTTTGATAATTAGAATTATATAATGGTAAACGAAAAATTTGTTTCAAAAAATGAAAATGATGAAATAGTCAAAAATACATTTATTATTTTTGGATATGTCTTAGTATCTATAATGGTCGTAGTATCATTAATATGGAGTTATAACTATAATAATAATTTATATCTATTTGTTGTTATATATAGCATAATTATAATATTATATACGGTTGTTATTGTATCTTTAGTTGTTATTAATAAGGAAAAATACGACAACATTACTTATAGATTGTTATTTAGTTCAACAATTTTTACAATATTTTTAACATTTATAATTGGAGTATTTTTTATTTATAAATTTTTTTCAGTTCCTAGTTTAAAAAATAAAGAAGAAATCATAAATTACTCATATAAATACGGAAACGATAGAAGATATTAAATGTATGTTAATATTGATAGTATATATAATATACTAAATAATGACACTGTTTTAATCAAAATATCATATGACATTAAGGATTCGTATAAATATTCGGGAAATTTTTCATAAATTGTGTTAAATAATGGAGTATTATATAATAATAATACTAAAATCACAATTGTTAAATTCTTTTTAACTAATTCTATATCAAAATAATTTTTTTTATCAATATCACTAATATTTTGCGAATTAACATCACCATATTGTTGTTGTGAGTAATTATCTATTACGTTATAATTACTATTTATATTATTATGTTGCGACTGCTGTGGTGGTTGTTGATGTTGATGTTGATGGTGTATTGGATTTATATTTATAGATGGTTGGTTATTATACTCACTCATATCCTCATATTTTTGAGGAATAATATTTTTTTCTATTTTATTTTTTGAAGAAAATTCATCGCGAAATTCATTTAATACATCTTGAACAATTGGATCATTAATATCATTATTTTCAACTGTTTTTACATTTTGATTAACAGGTAAAGTTTTTGTAGGTGTCGACATTATAAGATGAATACTAATAAATTATTATATTTTGATATTTTATATTAAAACGCAATATCATAAATTATAATGTAATTATTTCTTTATACATCTGCCAGATAATGGATTACATTTTTTACCAATATCTTCACATTCTTTAATTTTCTTTTCTGAACATTTATTAACCGGTTCATTTTCACCTTTTTCATTTTCTTTCTTATCTTCTTTAACTTCATCCTTTACCTTTTTCTTTGCTTCTTTCTTTGCTTCTTTCTTTGCTTCTTTCTTTGCTTCTTTTTTTAGCTTTTTACATTTACCAGTTTCTAAGTCTCTTATTTCATCTTCTTTGCATTTTTTTACACAATTGCCTGTTAGAGGGTTTATTTCTTTACCTTCTGGGCATATTTTAGCAGGTTTTAATTTTTTAATTGGTTTATTTATATCTTTATGAATTATAACTTTATCTAATTTTCTTTTTTCTATTAAATTGATATTCTCATAAGAGTATAAATCTATATCATTATATTTAGGTCTTTCCAAATTAAGATAATTATATAATGCCGATTTTGTTTTTTCTTCCTCAAAAATATTTAATAGGTTTCTTTTATCGTTTAAATACTTAGAATATTCTAAATCTTGATTTATTCTCGGTACTTCATATATTTCGTTATATTTTATTTTTTTTTGATTTATTATATTTTCTTTATCATTTAAATTTTTAAAATACTCTTTAATATTATTTTTTAATATTATAGTATCATTTATATCATATTTATCATTATTACAAATATTAATAATATTTTTTTCTATATTTCTTAATATATCCATTTAATAATATTAAGGATAAAAAATAAACTATTTTAATGTTGAACAATATCTTCAAACATACTTTTATAAAAAGTTTGGAGATTTTCAGCCGGATTTAATTGTTCTTCATATACACTTCGTGGAACATATTTAACAACTACCTTTTCTTTTTTACATTTATTTATTTTACTATAATAACCTTGTATTATAAGTAAAGACCCTATAAATAATAAAAATATAGCAATTGCTTTCATATCAATGTTTATTAGCCTCTAAAATAAGTAAATTATTTATTTTCTTCATTTTTTCTTTCACTCCATACATCTACATTTTCTATAACTTCCTTGATGCTAGATAAATTTACAGTTGTATCAGTAATATCCTCATTTTCTTCATTTATAGCATCTACAGGAGTTTGATTTTTTTGAGCATCAATTGACGATTGAATACTGTTTAATTTTCTACTTTCGAATAAAGCGTCTTTATCCTCCATATTTTGTTTATATTCTTTCATTAATGTATTTAGTTGTGTGTTTGAATATTCTATATTATTGATAAATTCAGGGTCTGGAGACCAAGCACACCAACATCCCACCTCAGCAACATAAATATGGAATTTATCTCCTAATTTTTTTAGAAATTCACTGCGAATTTTTGCTTCTTCAATTGTTTCAAAAGAACCTCTAACTTTTACACCACGAATACTTGTAACCGCGCCATATTTTTCGGCATATTTATTCTCTAAATCTTCATTATTAACTGATTTAAAAAATTTATATTGTTCATTTAATTCATTTGCGTCCAAAATATATTTATGGTTTTCCATAACATTATCAATTAAATCTTTTGATTCTGGATATTTATCTTTAATATTATTAAAAATATCTTTTACATTGTTTGAAAAACTTTCAATAAATTTACTAAAATATAATACATCTTTATTTATAATAGCATCCTCTGGACTAATAAATGATAATAGCACATATTTCTGTCCTCTTATTGGTTTGTCCTCATCTAAATGGTCTTCGACACGAGTTTCTACTAATTCTATTTTTTGTGTTTCACTTGTCATATTATAATAATTTAATATATCTATAATCTTATATATATTTTATATTATAATAATAAAGAATATGAAAGAAACTTTTTTCAATAGCAATGATACATTAATAAAATTGTTTAAATATATATTTATGGGATTTGTAGTTGTTTATATAGCAGCAATATTACCGAATAATAATTTGGAAGCTGGGGAATTATTTATATTAGGTTTATCGGCAGCAAGCACATATTCAGTTTTAGATATGTTTTCTCCTTTAATATCAAAATATGCGAGTGATGGTATTGGATTAAAAGAAAGTTTTACATTGGATAACATTTTATTATGATTTTATAGCGATGGAATAATTTCATAATTTAAATCAATACATATTTTTTTCCATATCTGATCTTGAATATATAATTTTTCTCTACTTTTCAGTAGAGGAAAATATCGTAGATATTCATTTAACCCGAGAATTTGAAAAAATTTATATAATACATAACTATATGATAAAAAGTTTTTTCTATCTTTTGGACAATGTTTCAAAAATGGTGCTTGAATACTTCTAAACATACTGCATAATTTTTCTTCTAATTCTGGACTAAATTGAGGAGTTGGTATTCCATTTATTCTATTTATAATATAATTAATATGTTCATAATATTTATTAATACGTAATCTTTTTAAAATATCACGCATTTTTGTATATGTTATTTTTTTTAAATCTATAATTTTTTCTTTTTTAATTTCTGCTAATATTTTTTCAAAAATTTCGTCTGGTATGTCTGTACTTTCTTTACCCTGAACTTGATTACACCATTCACGAAAATGGTTTATACGTTTATAGCAAAAATGAGAAGTATCCTTAGTATTTTGTTTTAATATAGGTCTATTTTGTTCTACTAATAATAATTCTTGATATCCACAATTATTACATATTATTATCGCATCATGTTGTAAACAAGTCATTTGTATTTTACATTGTTTACACATTTCTATATTTTCTTCCTCGACATTTCTAACGTGTTTTTTATTTATAATAGACATATATTTGTCTACAAGCGTGCTTTTATCTTCTTTAATAATATCTTCTTCAATATTTAAAGATTTTTCATCATTATTATTTACAATATTTATATTTTCATCTATATTATATGATTTTTTTTCTTCATTTATATTATTTAAAGCATCTAAAACATTAATTGTATTCGAAGAATTATTTATTTTTTTTTTTTTACTTTCGGTTTTAATGGTTTTAATTTGTTTCATATGTAAATCTGAAGAAGATTTAATAATATTATCTTTTCCAATTAATACATTATTAATATTCGCTTGTTTTTCTACTGTTTCATAATACTGAAATAATATATAGCTTGTATTTTTATAATATTCAATTTCATCTATATTATTAAGCTCATTTATTTTAGTTTTAACATCTATTATTTTTTCTCTTAATTCAATATTACTGTTCCATAAATTTCTATTTATTTCATATATTTCTTCGTCATTATATTGATTTTCTTTATTTTCACATAGCTTATTATTTACTATATTTAAATTATTATCATATTCTATTAATAAATTATTGTAATATTCAATTTGTTTATTGGAATTTTCAAATTTTTTTATCATATTATTATGCATTGCGTCAAGAGTGTAACTTTCATTTGTGTCTATATTAATTTTTTTTTTTGATGATTTCTCTTTAAACATCATTATAATAGAATTATTAATATATAGTTTTATATGAATTATTTTTAATATTCGCGTACTTATTTATATTTTTTTCTCCTCTAATAGTATAAAAGAATATAGCGTAAATGGGTGGTGGTCTTCTTCAACTAGTTGCTTATGGTGCTCAGGATGTTTATTTAACAGGTAATCCTCAAATTACTTTTTTCAAAGTTGTATATCGTCGTCATACTAACTTCGCTATTGAAGCTATTCAACAGACTTTTAACGGCAATCCTGGATATGGAAATACAGTAACATGCCAAATATCTAGAAATGGTGATTTAATAAATAGAATGTATGTACAGGTTGATATTCCTGAAGAAAAAAGCACCGCATGCCAATATGTAAATTATTTAGGCTTAAGATTATTAAAATCCGTAGTTATTGAAATTGGAGGACAGCAAATAGATAAACATTACTCAGATTGG